TTTGTTTCCGCACTTTGCTCATCCCACCACTGCTTTAACGACTTATTCGGAAAGCCCGGCAGCATAAGACGGTCAATTGCCATATTATTCGGCAGGTTGTCGGTAGCATAGTCCTTGTTCGTTGCAGGAAAACTCTCTTTCTTTACTCCGGATAAGAAATACACACGAGCACCAACAATAACAGAGTTGATAAACTGCTGCATGGCTGTTTGGTCTGTATTATCATCGGGGTCTGCTGAATTAGCTACATATTCAGAATAGATTTGAGTTTTCCCATTTTCGTTGTATATGCGTGCATTAACAACCTTGTTGCTAACTTTGATTTTAGCATAGTATATCCTATTATTCGCTGAACTATACGTTGTGAGTTCGTTAAAGAAATAATAATCCTTAAATGGCAAGTCAAGTTCAAATTCCGTGTAATTATATTGTCCTGCCTGTTTCGTTACAATCTTTGTTATTGTTCCGTAAACTTGCAAATTTAGTGTCGCATAATACCTATTTGGGATATTCTTTGTCGAGCCATACGCGCGTAAACGAGTTGTTATGGCTTGTTCACTATCAGCGTTCTGCTCTATCTGATACAAACCATTGTTTTTCCCATATCCAAAAATATGAGTGGTAGGTAATCCTGCTGTACCAACAAAAACATTACGGCCACGTGTTATGAAGTTTACATCGAATTGGCTGTTTATTAAAGCCAACGTACTCCAACAATTCAAGTTATCTGCTGTAATAGAAGTAGAATCTATTACATTGTCGGCGACACCATTGCCGTATATCTTATCCCATACAGATAAATCACAACCACGCTGTCCAGAACGCAGTCTGTTGCGACTATATAACTTCCACTTGCCATTTCCCCATTGCTCATCCAAGTTAGCTTGTATGCGGTCCAACAAATCATCAAGGCTTGATATATAAAAAGCAAACTTGGTCAGCGCAGTATAATGTATGTTGTTGTCATGAAGGACAATATCTAAAAACTCTGTCCTTGCTAATTCATCCTGTTTAGCATTAAACTTAACATTGTCGTAAACAAAGGCTTCGCCATATTCGTTACGCCTTGATTGCTTTATCTTTCCGGGGTCATAATTAATTTCAAAGACCTCGTTTCGATATATAATATAATCTCCGATTTTGAACAGAATGGGGGCAGGATTCTTAAAGGTGATTGTAACGAAACTATCACCCATCCAAGAACCACTATATTCAAGGCTTTTAACTATAATATCGTTACCCTGTTCATCTTTCAGAGTACTGCCGTCACTATGTCTTACTACCCATTCGCTCATTGTGTTATCCTTTTATCTTTGTTACCTTAAATTCGTTACGATGTTATGTGTGTCTATAATTGGTGTTATGTCGGTAATTGGGTCATTTACCTTGAAGGTAATTGTAAATACGAGTGTATCTCCGTCTTCATCTCTAAGAAGTTCAGCCTTATCGTTAAGTTTATCAAAACGAATACCCTTACGACCAATCTTTGTCCATGTGCAATACATCTTCATTTCAGCACCACTTCCGTCTAATCCTGTAAGATAGTTGATGAGTTTCTTAATTTTTTCATTTGAAGAATATTTGTCGCCTTTGCAACAAAATCTCACATCCATGGTGTAGGCTTTCAATTTTAGTCCGCCATTTGGTATATATTCGTCATCTCCATGCTCATCAAACCAATCTCGTTTTGAAGGTGCTTTCGCTTCTACAAACAACTTAAAAGGCATATCTGCACAATAGATGTCAAAATCGGCAATGGTTTCCTTAACGGGTGAACCCGTGCCTATTTTCTGAATATATACTTTTTCGTATTTCATATTTGCATCTTTTTAATCGCAAATATACAAATTATTGCATAATTATGCAATATTTAATGAATAAATATTCTAATTTGGTTTTTATGGTATAAAAAAATAAGCAAAACTTTTATATTTTGCCTATTTAAGTGTGTATAATAATATCAAAGTAGTGATATTTCGTAGCAACCTTTCTTTGCTCTTTTTACAACATATCCAGCCATAGTCTTTAGTGTAAATACGGCATTTTTAACAAATGGCTCATCAACCCATATAAATGGCACAGCGGTACCCTTTTGCAACATAAGCAACTGCTGCTCCCATGGAAGTGGTACTATCCACTCATCAACGTTTGTCATATCAAGCCAACCACCCTTTGGAGGGTTATCCATTTCAATGAAGCGTTTGGGGCGTATGAGAAGCTTGTCCTCAATATTGTGAGAGCGAAACCAATCGGCAACGCATTGTAGAAAGCCATTGGTATCAAATTTTTCTTCGATATACCCCTTTTCTTTAAGCAAATCTTGCGCGGTAAGTATTTTTCCCATAAATCTGTTTTCAAGTCGTACAAAAGTACCACTAATTGCTTATTATCAAGCGTTAACACACTCCAAATATTCAAATATTTGAAAAGTTTAACGAAACTTTTGCAGTTTTGGAAAGAGTGTAAGAAGTCTTCATGCTTTCTTGGAGAATAAAAGACAATTTGTTGATTGGATTAAACAACGGATAGACCAGTATCAATTCGTTGAAAATCAAGACTATCAAGTTTTTCACAATTTTGTGAAAAACCCCAATGGAGGTAGACCGCAAGACGACAATGTTCAATGCACAGAAAATAGCAGAAAAATCAATGTGATTCATAAAACTATCTAATAAACGTTTGCAAAGGTGGTATTGATTTGCTATCTTTGCAAACATAAACCTTTAACTAAAAATATTTTAATTATGAAAAAGTATTTATTTTTAATGCTTGCTGTTTTATCTTTGGCGGTAACATTCACTGCGTGTTCTTCTGACAACGATGATAATGGTTTTTCTATCAGTCTGTCGGAAGCAACAATCAAAGGTGCAGACAACTTTGTACAAATCACATCATCGTCACCCAATGTGAAATGGAGTAGCGAAAATCCCTATATTGCCACAATTTCAGAAGACGGAAAGATTAAAAGTGCGCACATTGGAGAAACTTACATCGTTGCACAGAGTAACGGAAAAACAAAGAAATGCAAGGTAACTGTCACGCCTCAATATTTTATATACAAAGAACCTATCACTGATTTTGGAAAGAGCAAAGAAGAAATCATAAAGACACTTGGAACTCCATTCTTAGATAAGGATAATAATTTGGCGTATGTTAATGACAACCAAGATATAGTTGTAAATTATGTTTTCAAAGAAGGGAAACTTGATTATTGTTTTGTTCTCTTAAAAGCAACATTGAACATTATTAATATTGCCGATTTCTTGAAAGAAAGATACGAACTTGTGCCGAGAGATTTCGGTGGGAAGTACGCTTTCATTAACGCTCTGACCACAAAAGAGGCAACTATGCTTATTGCCCTTTATTCACGGCCGTCAGACGGGGTTCTTGTTGTTCAATACAATAAATACAAAAAATGATAAATAATAAAAATAAGGAATGGCAGTAGTTATCAAACATTACTGCCATTTTTTGTTTATTTGTTCATTCTATCCCTTATTGTTACATTCTCAGTGGTATTTCCTACGACACCTCCGTACTTATAAACAAAACACTTCGATTGTTCTTCCACCTTAATATTAACAGAAGTGTTATCATATACATTAATATATGCAACAGAGCCATTACTTAAACAAATATCAAGTTTACTATTCTCACGTACATAAATCTCAACTGCGCTGCCATTGTCAACATTAAGCACGATGTCAGAGTCGCCATTGATAATCATGTCACCAACATTCTTCAATGTAGCTTGTTCATCAATATAAATACCATGTTTGTGCCGTATTTCATCGCTTGCGTATTTCTTTAATGTTTTATTCAATCTCCAATTTGGATGATTTATAATAAACTCCATGTTGTCGGCATAGAGTTGGCACAAATCGTCAACCGATTCGTACCCACTCCAAATATTATAAATATCATCACACATGCCTAACTGACGACCCTCGTCTTTCAATTCACATGATAACTTGTTTTTTCTTCTAAACATAACCAATACTATTAATGAATATTTACTTTCTTTAGACCAGGAGTTGTAATATCCCTGAACAAGGTTAGAATGCGCTCTGTGTTTTCTGCATTTTTTTGCGTGTTAATAGAGATAACCCTTAACTCTGCAAGCTGCGAGTTTGCAATATCGCTCATCTGCGGCATTGAAGCCATTGCGTCGGCAATCCTTTGTATATTCACTCTGTCTACTGAAACATCAAGCCTTATAGCATTTACATAGCTGGCGAGTATGTCGGCAGTTTCCTCTGTAATAGATTTGATGCCGTTTCCTATCGAACTTGAACCATTTTGGGATAAATCAAGACCTTTTACTTTTAGTGCGTCTAAAATCCTTGTAATGTTTTCAATCGCATCCGAACCAGCTCTGTCAACTTCATCTGCAATATTGAGAATATCATTTTCGTCAAGTAATCCACTCTTTGCTTGCATTTTCGCAGTTATCAATTCGCTCGTTTTTTTCAACGCATCCTCCATTACCCTTTGCGTAATGATGTTTACTGCAAGATTCTTCATCAAATCCCTCACCTTATCATGGTAGGCTTTTGCCGCATCTTCACCCTTACTCCATGCGTCAACGATAGCGTTCGTGAGTTCCTTTGCCCATGATTTCAAATCAATGTCATAGATACTCTTCGCCACATCCATTGCAAAGGTTGCGATGTTAGACTTTAATTCTGCTACTTGGCTTTCATAGTCGTCAATCTTACCTTCGTCTTTTTTCTTCTTTTCCTTTTCTTTTTCTAACTTCGCATTGGTTTGGTCAAGCTGCATATTCATGACGGCAAATTGCTGGTCGTAATAAGCTTGGGTGCGATAAGCCTTTTCCATAGCAGTATTTGTTTCTTCTCGATAGATTGTTGTGTGCTTTTTCTTTTTGTGACCAAACAGCCCTCCAATAATGAATCCTGCAAGTGCGCCAACTGCCGCCCCAACTGCCGTTCCGATTGGTCCAACAGCAGAACCTAACAACGCCCCTGACAAAGCGGCAGAACCTGCACCTACCGCAATTCCGGCTCCTGTGCCAATTGCTTTACTCGTTAGTCTTGTATCGTGACCATAAGTCACGCCATTTTTAGCCAACGAATAATCATCAAGACCAGCTTTCAGTTTCTCTATATCTCTCTTTTCTGCCTTGTAAGAATAAACGCCTCCGAGCGTTTTCTTTAAGTTTCGCTCAATGGAATTTTGCAGGTTATTCAGCGCCTTTAATTGACGTTCTGAAAGTTGTATCTGTCGTTCAAGCTTTGCATCCCTTGCACGAGCACTACCAGTAAACCAACCTGCAAACGAACGATACACACCTGTAACCGCGCCCATAATGTTGCCGTTCTTTAGGTTGTTCCAACCGTCCGCTGCACCTTGTGAAGCTTCACTAAATCCACTGACGAACTGATAACCTTTGCTGTCACGTATGCCGTTTCCACCCTTTCCAAGAGTATCGAAGTCGTCAGCTATTTGGTCAACAAACTTCTTCATGCTCTGTACAGCATTGTTTATTCCATTAACGATAGTATCAATAACACTTATTGTACCTTTCAGTTTACCAGCAGCATTCGACATCGCTTCTCCATTTGCTTTCATCTTATCAGCAAGCTGAATGTCGTTAAGGTATTTAGCCATACCATTAATATCGCCACTTACTTCCGCCGCTTGATACCCTTTTCTGGCAGCTTCACCCTCTGTCATGCCGCGCATTTGGAGGTCATCTCCGTTCGCTTTATGCTTTTGTATAACTGCATCAAGTCCACCTTGTAGATAGGTGAGAAAGTCGGAATGCTGATTGTGAAGTTTATCCATTTGTTCGTCAATCTGCCGAATCTGCTTGGAATATTCTCTTGCGTCAATAGCACCACTTTGGAACGCTTTATTTACAAGGTCGCGAATAGTGTTCCCATACCTCTCCGCATCTTCTACTTTTAATGCAGTTATAGCACCAAAGAAATTGTAATAATCTTTAGAATGTTTTTGCGCTTCTAAATTTGTATTACTAATATCCCTTGCCTTTTGTTGCGTTAATACTATTTTCCCTCTTCTTAACGCTTCATCTGAAATATACTTATCATTATCTTCATTAAGTTTATTTCGCTTTTCTAATCGCTCTATTTGCTCATCATACGACTTATTGATTTCATCAATCTGCGCTTTATAGTCATCGAAATACCCGAACCCCTTTGTAAGCGTATCTGCAATTTTATCATCAAGTTTATCAATTTCTTTCTTGAAATCAATAAGAAGTTTTGATAAATTGCCCTTACCTCCAAAGGTGTCACTAATGTCTGCATCCGACATTTTTAACACATTGTCAAGTCCGCCGTATTTACTAAAATCAACACCACTAATTGCCTTTGCATAAATCGTAGCTGACGGAGATTTGTCGTTTGGTGCGCCATTTATAAATGGTTTAATATTAGGCTTTCCATTAATACCATTGAGATAATCTTTCAAATAGCCGTAATAGCTCCAATGCCCAGCAAGCCCCAAATGGTCGCTACCAAAAGCATAGTGTGCAGCACTATCACTACCCATAACCTTAGCGAGTTTCTGATACAAGTCATACTGCTTTGATAATAGGTCAAGCTTCTCTGTGAGCGCACGCATAGACCTTTCTGTCGATTCTAACTCCAAATCAGCTTCTCTTTTTGCAGCCTGTGCGCGAGTTTCGGTTATGAAATGACGCTGTTCTTCTGTTTTTGCAAGCTTGGCATATTTATTGGCAAGCCTGTCAAGATTTGCACCAAGTATCTCTGGGTCTGTGAAGTCCTTGCTGACGGATGCAAAACGCTTGTCTGAACGTACAATGCCTTTCGCCCTTTCTTTTCCTACGACATCACGCCATTTATTCCATGTTTCATAATATTCTTCGAGTACGCTCTTTCTTTCTCGCCAACCTTTGAGTATACGTTGTTGCTCTTTATCAAATTTCTCCTTAGCTTTGCTCTTGCCAAAATTACCCGTTCCTTTGTTTTTACCAACATCAAGGCTCACACCATTGCTTTCGGCGAGTCTTTGCCAGCGAGTGTATTCTTTCAGTAAAGATGCAAGTTTTGCACCACCCACTTTTGACGCTTTTGCATCATCATACTCGTTCCTTGCTTTTTTATATCCGTTCTGTATTGCTTGGAAGGCTTCCGTGTACCCTTCACCCTCTTTTGCAATATCATTTATTTCCTTAACAGAGAACACTCCATTGCCGTGCTTTTTTACAAGGTTATGAAGCAGATTCTTACCAACATTGGTTTCTTTGTCATAAGCAGACGGCTCTTTCGTCTTGGCTTTATTGAGATAATCGCCTGCAACTCCGAAAAATTCAAGAAGTACGCGCATAAGCTGACCCTTAGTTTCTTCACTTCCCTGTTTTAATGAGCCAACAACTTCGCGAATCATCGTTGCGACTATTTCTGGATTATCTTTCGCAACCTTTTTTAGTTCATCTGTACTTCTATGAAAATGTCTTGCTATGGCTTCGCTCATTTTTGGAACATCATCATTGGTTATCTCGCCCCACCGCTTATCTACTTTGTTGGTATTTTCAAGATATGTAGAAGCGAGTAACTGAAATGATTTATCGTTTCTCGAAATCTGCGCAATGATTTTATCCCATGCCCCTGATTCTGATAATATACGTAATTGCTGCTCGAACGGCTTCCCTTGTATATCTTTATAGGTGTCTGCGTAATCTTTCCTAATGCTCGCGAGGGCCTTGTGAATTTCGTCCTTATAGCCACTCATATCGCCAAGCGAAGCCTTGTACAATTGGAAACTTGAATCGTACTGCTCCATGTTCTTGTCAATATCATCATTAAACAAGAAGTCGAAACCAGCCTTGCCAGCTGATGCAAGCATTCTTCCGGGTGCCCAGCCATATCTGCCAATGTCTTTCCAATTGCCCATAGAGGAAGCCTTGATGACTTCTTCTGTTGTTTCTGAATTTGCAGACATCCTTTCATGCTCTTCTCTTATATCGTGCATTACACCAAGAAGGACATTATATCTTTCTTGCAAGGTTTTTGCATGGCCAACCTGTTCCTGCATCGACTTCGTATAAAGGTCGCTACCTTCAACGATGCTCTGCATATTCTTAACATTCTCTTCTGTTACACCAGCATTCTTTGCTTCATTTATATTATTGTTCAGTTCTTTGGCTTTTTGACGCGCACTCGTCACCATGTCTTGAACACCATTTTGTACACGTTGTGACCATTGGCTATACCCCTGCCAAAGTGCAAGACCTACGGCAGCACCAATCATCGCTATATTTCCACCTGTAAAAAATCCGCTTATTTTACTTGAAGCCATTGACCATACAGCTTGCGCTCTTGTTCCATTTAAGACAATCGCTTCCTCTTCGGCCTTTAATACCCCTGTCTTGACAAGCAAACTTGTTACGGCTTCGTCTATTAGCCCACGTTGGCGAAGTTCTTGTAATTGGAGAAGATTAAATTGTCCCTGCATGGCAAGTTGGCTATATGCACTCATCTGAACCTCCTTTTGCGAGAGAAGTGTACTTTGCCGCGTAACATTCTGTTTCGCAATTTCCATAGTAATCTCTCCCTCGCCAACCTTTTGCATTTGGGTGAGCGCAAACGACCTAAGCTGTGTTGCCTGTACAGCTCTCATTTGTGTTATAATGCTTGATACACCAAGTTTTGAAGTTGCTAAATCAAGTCCCTTTTTAGCCAAATAAGCACCGCCGAGCGACATTAACATCGGCGTAAGTGTATGTATGTTCCTTATGAGGTCTGTTATTTGGTCAATGATAAACGCAAACGTTCCACCTATGACACTCTTTCCCGAAGCAAAGTCGCCAAGCATAATATCCCACGCGTCTTTGAGTTTATTATATCTACCAAGAAGAGTTTCAGAAAGAACAAACTGCATGTTATAGAATTGACCACCTGCGTCTGTGAGTTGCTGGAAGACCTTATCTACATCTTCAAACGACACCTGTCGCTTAGTTATCATATCCCTAACATTCGATGTCGTAATAGTCTTCCCTTGCTCTTTTGAATACATTTCGGCAAGTTTTTGCAGCATTGGAAGACCTGCATAAGCAAACTGGCGGAGTTCCTTTCCGTCAAGCCAACTTCTTGCTTTCACCTGACCATAAGCAAGACCTAATCGCTCAAACGAAACACCAAGACTTGATGATATATCTGCAATGCGTTTTGTCTTATCATACAACTTGTCTGTTTCAACACCAAAGGCAGCAAGCTGTTTTACATCCTTATTTAATTCTCCGAATGTGAATGGAGATTGTAAAGCGAGTTGTTTCGTCTGCTCGAACAATGTGTTCGCTGCTGATATGTCACCCAAAATGGATTGCAAAGCAATATGTTGTTGTTCTATTTGTCCTCCTGTTTGGATAACACTCATGGCGAATTGTTGCACACCATAAACTATACCGCCTTGCAAAAGTAAACTCTTTATATCGTTAACAGCGCTTGAAGTCTTGCTTGCCGCATCGTGCGCTTGACGGAACGCAGAAGCGAGGTCTCTGGCTGCTCTCGCATTAGCTTCGATAGCCGACTTTGCTTGATTTGCTGTTTCTTTGTATGCTTTCAGTGAAATATTAGCTTCTTGAATCGACCGAGCACCAGCAGAGAAGATAGCTTGTAGTCTGTTGCCGTCAAGAACTTTACTCCCGTCAATATTACCAAGTGTACGTAAATAACCTTGTAATTTACCTAATGACGCCAAAAGGTTCTTATCCTGCATGAAATTAGGTATTGACTTAATATTGCTTATAGCGTCAGAAGTCTTCCTTATTTCACTTCTAAGGCGTACAATACGAGTGGCAGCACTATCGACAGCGTTTGCCATTTTAAGCATTTCCTTTGAAGGACCTTCTCCGCTTATATCATTCGTTTCACGTAGTTTTGCGGATAGTTTGCGAATAGAATCTGTCGCTTTATTGACAGAAATATCCATATTCACAAACTTCTTCATTATATTGTTTAACTCCTGCGAGACGTTGTCTTTAACGCCAAGAGAGAATCCCATATCTCCTAAATTCCCGTCTGCCATATTCTGTTATCCTTTATCGTCTTGTTTAATATCGTTGTTGAAATAATCGTTGAGAGAGATTTCTCTTCCAACACGTGAAGCTTTATGTTTCTTCTCCCATGCCTCTGTTAGTTCGTCTATTTCGGATTTACTTGCATGTTTATTACCATTATCCTTTGTGTAAACGATAATTGGTTGGTCTATCGCCATAAGGTCAATTTGTGCTGCTGTATAACCCCACCAATAATCGTATGCACGTATTCCAAAACGCCGCTCAAATAAGAATGGAAACTTCTCTGCTAAGCTAAACGCTCCTCCCCAGCTTGTTCGGCTTGGAAACGCTCGGCTTCCGCTTTCGTCATCGTCATCATCGCATCCGTCATTGCGGTCGCTAATATGGTAGTGAGTTGAAATGCTGCTGATTGTATTTTTTTTTTAGCAACATTAAGAACACCCAACACCTCCCATACGTCAAGGTCAATGATGTAATAGTAGTATCGCCACAAGAGCCAATAGAAAAAGCGTATCTTCCATACGTTGTTGAGTTGTACAACCGCACACTGCTTGATGCGTTTTTTCCATTCGTTTTTCTCTTTTAACTCTATATGAGTAAATTTCCTCGTTGTACCCTTATGAAGCCATCCAAGCTCACGCTTTTTGCCCCTGAACGTGTATTCTGTAGGATTTTCGTTTAGAATATCATCAAGGACTTCTTGAAGTTCTACGTTTGGCTGCTCTATCTTTTTTGTTGCCATATACTTTTAATTAGTAAAGGGCGACGGCTCTTGTTGAAAGCCAGCCGCCCTTGCGTTGTTGTTATCCTAAAATCTAATACCTATTGAGATTAACTTACACTTTCTTCAACCATGCGATAGAAGGCTTGTCACCAATCTCCAGTGTACCTGTAAGACCAATAGCGTACACCTTGCCATCGTCCATCAAAGGCTTAGCCCAAAGGGCAACACCAGAGAGAATCATGATATTCTCTTGCGTATCGTCCTCAATGACGAATGTACCAGTAATCTTATGCTTGGTAGGAGTAAGAGCCTGACCTTTGTAGTTCGCGCTGCCAATAGTAGCCTGAACGTTATCCTTAACAGCATCCTCTCCGTGCGCCCATTTCAAAACATCTGCGTGCTTTGTTGGTACGGTGAACGAAATCTCGAAGTCGCCAATCTCTGCGGTTGACTGCCAATCGCCATTCATACCAATTACCTTGTAATGGGTCAACGATGGGTCACCTTGCTCAATCTTCAGTGAATCTACCTTCACAGGAATGTCGAGTTCGGGAGCAAGAGCAATAGCCGTTGCACTGCTAAGGTCGATTGTAGCCTTTTGGAACATAAGAGAAGAAGGGCCAGAGAAAATATCCTTCAACTCGGTTTTCTTTTTCATTGCCATAGTGTTATCCTTTTTATTGTGAAACTTAAATTACTTTGTGTTTAATTGCGCTTGTATGAATGTCACATGAAATCCCGACTTGTCACTCGTCTGTAGGGTTATCTGTGGCTTGTTTATCTTAAAGTCTTTTGTGTTGATAGGGAAAAGCTTTAGAATTGCACTAACTTTTTCGTCCATTGTCTTAATATCCATACTATTAGGATTGTTTGCTGATGCAAGGTCTCTAACGTAAATCTCTAAAACAACAGAGGTAGAGAAATCATTATATTCACCACGTTCACCAAGTTCATTGTTGTAAACCGCAGAGGGAAGGCTGATAACGATATAGCTACTCGGTCTGTCTGTAACCGAAGCTGGCCTATCTTGATAATACCCTTTATCGCAGATACCATTCACTGCCTTTGCAATGCCGTAATATAATGTTTTCAAACTTACCATATCTTCTTTGATGATGCACGTTTTGCTACTTCGTCTTTGATTGCAACCATAAGGTTATGCGCCTTAAATGCGTGAGGAACGGCCGCAATCACTCTCACAGCCCACGTATGGGACTTTGGAATATCATTAAACATGTCTGTAAGGGCCTTCCTTGATTCAGTAGGTCCGTCAACACGCTTTTCTCCAGATGTGGCTACGTATGGAGCACCGCCGAAGGAAATAAATGGATCTGCGTAGAAAGGACGAAACTTTTTCATTCCCCTTATTAGCGTTTTACATAGTGGCGCTTTCTCTGTGTCACCGACAGAATAAATTGCAAAAGGAACACCCTTATAATAAGCTGCCGAACTAATTGATGTAAACAGGTTTCCCGTAACATCATAGAAGTCGTTTTCATCGTATGGATTATGCTTTGCAATAGCAGCATCTATTGCCTCGACCGCAATGGCGTCGACAATTTGCTTAGCCTTTTCAACTGCATAGGCGTTGAATGGCTTGAATATTCTTTTCTGAAATTGCTCTGCTAAACTTTCCATAATAACTACACTCTTACCAATTCCCAATAAACAATTGTTCTGTCGTTGTCAGGTTCACTGTCACGCACTCGACCAATCTCTGAATTTTCACCAACAGTTACTTGAATGGTATCTCCGTCAAGAGGCTGTCTGTCAACTGCCCATTCGTCATATCTGACGGGTATCGAAGCCTTCCTCTTGTTGATGTCAACCTTGCCCATACCGTTGGTTGTTGTGTCAGTGAACGAGCGTCCGCATCCATCATAAAGAACTACCTCTTTTCGCTCTGTCTTGGTTTGAGGAGTGGAAGTGTCATTTGAAGCAAATGGGTCCTCATCTTCAATCTCACTCGCGTTTTCAACTGGCACAACCTTTTCCAAGATGCGCACAATCTTAATCGTGTGAGGATAACGAGGGTTGCTTGTAACTTCCTTTCTCATAATATTACTTCTTAGCGAATGATATGCGGAAGAAGATTGCCTGCCAAGTCTGAATTGGCACGCTTTATCCCACCACTATTCATTCTAAAAGTAGTTTTTCTTCCAAAGACAGAAGACGGCTCCAGTTCCTTATAAATGGCATTAGCTTCGTTTTTCAACTCCTTAATGTCATCATTTGTAAGCTGATAACCGCCAGACGAGTGCGTCCATCCATTATCAGTATCAGAAGTATTATTGACTTTGCTCGGACCGAGAATCATCCATTTCAGTAAGTCTGCATACGCAAGGCGCACCTTTGTTCTATCGCTATCCATTATAGGGGTTTTTGCTTCAATCTCCCTATCAACGAATATCGGATAGAGTGCATCAACAGGTACTTCAAACTTTACCTTTGCAAGGATATAATCTTCAATCGTGTAAGTCTTTTCTACTCCTGATACTGCTTCCATACAAGTTCAATCTAATTATTAATCGGCAGTGTTAATGTCGATGATATAGTGGTTCGGGAACTCAATCAAAGCAGGACATGCTGACAACATAACGTCAGTGTGCCACTCCTTGAAACGACCATTATCCATTGTTGAGTTAATAACAAGAGATAAGCCGTCATTTCCACGACCAAATACAGATGTGATAGTGTTAGCACCGAACTGCTTAATCATCTGCTCGTCAAGGATTGACTTATACTCAAACTCGACTGCATCGCCTGCTGGACGAAGAACAACTGTGCCGTCCTTCCAACCCTTGACAACCTCTTCCTTAGAGTGTGTCTTGTTGCTTTCCTGCTCAACAACAATCTCGATAGGAGAAACACCCTCCAAGTCGACAACTGCCTTGTTCCACTCTGATGCGACAACAGGGATTTCCTGTGTTGAAGCAAGGTAGTTCAACTTGCGATAGTTAGAAACGAACTCACGAACTTCCTTGTTCTTCAAGAAGATGTTGTAGAAGTCGTTACGTGTCATCTGCCATACCATTGGACCAGCGTAGTCACCCATCTGATGACGTACCTTATCCTCTAATACTCGCATCTGTGTAAGCAACTTGCAGTCAGCGTCCGCCCAAGTCTTTACACCTGCCTTCAAGAAGTTACTTATTGGAACTTCTGCCTTGTGTAGAGGAAGTTGAATACCACGACCGATACCCGTGTAATCAATCTTTGCAGTAGTCATCAATTGTGCAGTCATGAAGTTCATGGTTGCATCCACTGCATTGAACTTATCCTGCAACTTGCCAACATAGGTTGCGACAATGTCCGCATCGTTGCCAAACTGCTCAAACATTCTCACCTTGTAGTTACGCTCTGCTGCGGTTTCCACAATACCCTCTGCAATGAAGTCAGGAATAGGTGCGGTGTAGAACTTCTCGGTTGAGCCATCTGTTTGGTTGCTATCTCCAAGCGGTGCTCGAAGGTCCATTAGATGAGGTGCCTGCAACTTGCGAGCCTTAACAGAGAATACTGCTGTGCCATCTGCGTTTGAAGGTGTTTCTGCTGCTGCTTTACGACCTTGTGTCTTGTACCAACCATAGTTAGTGTAGAACAAAGCACTATTATCAAGGAATGACTGCAAGAAACGATTGTTCTCTGGACTTGCAAAGAACTTAGCGTATCTTGAATCTTCAAAATTGTATTTTGCCATTTCGTTATACCTTTTAAGAGTGAAACATTAGAGTGAGAACCAGCCTGCAACCTTACTTGTGTTCAGTGCGAGAACACTTGCCGGCATTGGAGACATCTTTGCTTTGTAAAGTATAGTACTTTCGTTAGCAAGACACGGGGTGAACAGATAGCGTGCGCCCTCGAAGTCGTTGTTTGTTGCAGCAGGGTTGTACACAAAATCAAAGTCTGAAGGTGCATAGCAGTTAGGATTAGTAACAATAGCTTTAGCACCTGTTGCAGCCTTGTCTGCTTCCACAAGAACAGCCCCAACGGCTGCTGTAACAGCAGCACTAACTGTCAACTTCCAAACATCACCTGCGGTATTGTCCTTCGTTGCTTCTACTGCGGTAATAGTCACACCTGTGCCTGTACCTGTAAGAGTGTTCGGCGCAACCATGAGAATATCACCAACGAATGGGATATGACGGAATCCGTCACGCTTAATGAGGACTTCGGTTGTTGATGCCGCCTTGGCAACCTCGTAAGTCTTCATAATCTTAATAGTAGCACCTGTATCACCCTCGATACCCGGATTGTACTCTAAAAGGTCACCTGCAAAAATCTTCGCATTGCCCTTAAAAGGATTCACGAGAACTCCACCGATTGTTGGATAAACCAACCCGTTCTTTGCACTTGACTGCAACTTAACGAACACGTTACGACTGCCGCCAATCTCGCCATGAGCCTGAATCAGTACAGAGCCTTGGAAAACTCCCGCATTGAGAATCCTTTGCTGATAAAAATCAAGTTCTGTCATTTCGATTAATGTTAATTGTTAAACTGAATACCTATTATTCGGTCTTTGGGTTGTGTCGTCCAACGATGTTGCTAACGTCGCTCCAGTCCTCTTTTTCTTCCTTGCCACTGCCATTACCACCTGCATGTGGTTTACCGATTTCAATTCCTGCTTCCTTGATGTCAGCATTGTACAACCTCTCCGCTTTCTCAACGAGAGATTTTAAATCGACATTTTCACTTGGAATTTCAAGTTTTGAAAGGGCGGACTTGGCAAAGAAGTCGTTGAGTTTCAAACCTGCGTTTTCAAACTTCTCCCTAAGACCTTTTCTGACAGAATCCATTGTAGCGTGCTTCGCTCTCTCGGTCTGCTCTTGCTTGCGTGCGTTACGTTCCTCATCAAGTTCAGCTCTAAGGTTTTTCAATTCCTTCATGATTTCGCTTTCGCTACCCTCATTACTCTCGTTCTTCTTAGAACTACCTTCACTTCCCTCTTTCAGCTTCTTTTCAGCTTTATCCTTGTACTCCTTTACCTCTTTCGAGACATCGGAGTGAAGATTGCCGTCCATTCGCTTCAATCGGTTTGCAACTCTTTCGACAAGCTTGGCATTTGATTCCTCGTTGTCTCCAAAATCACCTAAAACGTCATCAAGTTCTTCGTTGATTGTACGCTCGCTAAGTTTCAACTGGGTGCTTCCCAAACTTTTGTTTACTAATTCTTTGAGTTCTTCTCTTTCCATTAGTTGTTATCCTGAATGATTAATCGTTGCAGGAGAAGGAATCGAACCTCCGACCTGTTGGTTATGAGCCAACTACGCTACCTCTGCGCCACCCTGCGGTATAAAAAAATGCATAAAAATGCTATTTTGAAAACAAAAATATGCATAAAAAATGAATATTCCAAATAAAAATGTATATTTTTGCATAAAAGATTGTATATTTATTCATTACATGGCAAAGATTGAGAATATTTCAGGGTTTAATTTACCAAAAGGAGACGCTGTTTATACGCAAGAGTATATTCAATCTTTGCGTGATTTAGACCGAAAATCTCCAGATAAACTCAAAATCATAGCGCAGAAAGGCGCACAGGAGAGAATACTCTCCGTAGATGCTGATATTAAGATAGTTGGAGGTTCGAGAGGTGGACCATTGGAAAGAAACACTATCGTGCTTACAAAAAATGGCAAGAAAGCTATCAAGGATATTGAGTGTGGCGACATAGTATTTGGTGTAAACAGAAAAGAGATAAGAGTTCTAAGTAGGTCCGATTATTCTCAACTTGATTGCTTTGTTGTCACGCTTGAAAATGGGAAACAGATAACATGCTCTGAAGACCATGTATGGTGCGTGATATTAGAAAACAAACATGCGGAGATAGTTGGCAATACTCATGCTTTTATTACAAAAGAGATTGCACATTATTTATCCAAAGGCTACAAGGCGTATCTGCCTGTATGCGACAAAGATAACGAACTGCTTGAAGTTGTTTCATGCAATCAGGCAGGGAAACACGACTGCTGCTGTATAGCCGTAGATGGAGAGGATTCTGTTTTTCTGCTTGATGATTATATCATCACCCACAATAGCAAATCCTTCTCTGCCCTCATGGAAACACTCAAGGATATTCGCAATCCCGATTTTCATGGTTTGATACTACGAAAGGAAAAGAACGACCTTGATTCTCTTATTTCGGATTCATACAAGGTGTATTCTCAATTTGGAACTTACAATAAGTCACAGAACGATATGACATGGAATTTCCAAAACGGAGGGTGGCTGAAATTCTCATATTACACTGGGGCATACCAAGATTTCAAGGATAGATTTCAAGGTCGTCAGTATTCCTATATCGCCATTGATGAGGGAACGCAAGTAGAATACAAGAAATTCAAATATCTACTCACAAATAATCGTAATGCAGCACATATCCGCAATAGGTTTTGGATAACGTGTAACCCAGACCCTGAAAGTTGGGTTCGTAAGTTTATTGATTGGTGGGTGGACGAAGATGGCTACATTATTCCAGAACGCGATTGCAAAATTAGGTTCTGTTTTATGGACGGAGATACGCCCGACCAAATCTATTGGGGTGACACTCGCCAAGAAGTCTACGAGCAATGCTCTTCCATTATTGATTCTCTTTGGAAGGACGAGTATGGTGAACTTGGTTATACAAAACTTGACATGTTCATCAAGTCCGTAACATTCATTCGTGCGGACGTGTCAGAGAATATAAAGCTTATCAGCACTGACGCTTCATATATTGCCAACCTTGCCCAACAAGACGAGGAACAGCGTATGCGTGACCTCGAAGCAAACTGGAACTGGAAAGCGGCAGGCGATGATATGGTTAAAATTGAAGATTTGGAAGGTATCTTTGGTAATTCCATGCAGCTTGACGATGAGGTGCATCGTGCATCTGCCGATATTGCCTTTACAGGTGGTGATAACTTTGTCATGTGGCATTGGGTGGGCAGACACACAAAAGACCTTGTGGTTATGCGTATAGATTCAAAAACGATTGTGTCAGTGGTCCAATCCAAGCTACGGGAATGGGGCGTTGAGGAATGTAATTTTACATACGATATGCAAGGGATAGGGCAATATTTCAAGGGATTTTTCCCTGACGCAGTCCCATTTAATAACCAAGCTGCCCCAGTGGCTCTTGATAGAAAGGAAGAGGAAGGTATCAAGTATTTATATAAGGACTTGAAGTCACAATGTGCTTTCATGTTCTATACAGAGATAAAAGAAAGAACAATATCTATTGAGCCTGCATTACTTGAAAGAAAGTTCAGTGGTAATGGATTTAAAAACTTACCACTTAGGCAGATTCTAATGAAAGAAAGGAAGTCGCTTAGGAGGGATGAAATAGGTGCCGATAGAGGTTTTAAGTTACTACCAAAGAAGCTTGCAAAGAAATACGTTGGTCACTCACCTGACTTTTGGGAGAGTTGGTTTTACATAGAGATATTTAGGTTAACAAAAAAGAAACATAAAAAGGCTAAGGGATTATGGATGATTTAACAATGAATTACAGAGAGGTGCTGACAAAAAAGCCGTGGTGGAGAGTTACACCAAAGGGGTACATGCAGCATAACATACAGGAAAGAAGGGACGATGCAGGTGACATAACTATGCCAGAGGACCACTTGTATAGAATTGTTATGACGCAAGCGGACTTCTTACGTGAATACTATCCATCGGCGCACGCTATCTTTGACGAAACAAAGTACCCGGACATTTACAAACAAGACCCAGAAACAAAAAAGTGGTACAAGCAACCTATCACACGAACATCTTTTGCATTTCAACAGGTGATAGCAACAAAACATATCCTTCACCTCACAGGAAACGATGTTCAGTTTGAAATCGCTGACGGGGCGTTAGATAAATCCAAAGAGGAAGAATATCAAAAGAATCTTATCAAATTCAAGAAGTGTTGGTTGCTTTCCAACATGGAGATAAGAAACTTTGAAGCTATTCGTTCATTGATGATTACAGGCGATGCCGCCGTGGTAGGCTATTTTAATAATGGTAAGTTTGGTGCAAAGTCTTTGTCTTATCTAAATGGTGATACACTCTATCCTCATTTTGACTCTATTACAGGCGAACTCGAATTATTTGCACGTAAATACTACGATTATGACGATGACGGCATAGAAAAGATAGAATACGTTGAGGTGTGGGATGACGTAAATATCTATCGTTACAAGCGTGGCGTGAATGAAAGGGGTGTTTATGCATTTCTTAAAAAGATATTTAACCTTGACGGATTTGAACTCATTACTAAAAAGCCACACGGATTCCCATTTCTCCCTGTTGCTTATGTACGTAACGAGGACGGACCATGTTGGCATGCCGTACAAAAGAATATTGAGGACTATGAGGAAGCGTTCTCTCATCTGTGCGAGAACAACAAGGCGTATGCGTTCCCTATCATGTACATGAAAGGGTCTGGTGATGATATTAGCGTTATGGGTGACAGCAATGGTGCCGCAAAACTCGTTACAATGGAAGATAAGGACGCAGAAGCTGGTTTCCTTAATGGAACGGATGCTTCAAACGCTTTCGCAACGCAGCTTGATAAGTCGTATGACCTTATCTATGAATTGTCGTTCACTGTGAAACCGCCAGAGTTAAAATCTGGAGATTTACCGGGTGTTGCACTCAAATTACTCTACTCCCCTGCATTGGAGATTGCAATGAATGATGCACAACTATTGCAGCCATTCGTTGATATGCTTACAAAAATGGTTAAGTTTGGCATTGGCTTTGAGGAAAATCAGACCGCAACATATTCGGAATTGCCTGTTAATGCATGGATTTCGCCGTACATACACAGCAACTCGACAGAAATTATTACAAATTTAGCAACTGCGGTGCAAAATAAATTTATCTCACGACAAACTGCTTCCGAGCGTTGCCCGGACTTCCCGAAGAATGATGAGTATGCACGCATTATTGCAGAGGAAAAAGAAAAACAACAAATGGACTTGCTCACTCAACTCGAAATGCAGGACAACCAGACAGAGAACAACATTGAACAGGAAGAAGCAGCCGCACGTATCAACCATGGCAAAAGTGGTAGTGACCTTAATCAGCCAAAGGGTGGCAAAAAGAGAGGACGACCCAACGAATTTCATACAGATAAGTGGGGCAATAGGGTTGGTGAGAATAATTGGGATAAAAATAAAAGATTTTAGTTCGTATGAGCGAAATAATTTTCACACAGACATTTCAACGCAAGGCGGCAGGGTACGGGCTTAAAGATGCTCGTTACCTTTGCTATGCCGCCATGAGAGCCGCAGGTATTGGTATCAATGATGCGTGGAATTTGACATTTCAAAACGCAGGTTTGACATGGGATAAAAACAGGCTAAAAGCGGAACAACAGAAACTTGAAAGTCTTGATGGAGTGCAAAAGTTCATAGAGGAGATTAAGAAGGAAAACGAGGAAAAAGGGGACGCTTCTGAAATCTCCACAGATGAACTTGCAAAGGCGACATCAAAGGAAGCTATATTGTCAGATTTACTCAAGGCACGTAAGTTAGTAAAGCCGAACTCAAAGGAGTGGCTCGACATGACGGCAAAGATTGCAGACTATGCACGTATCAAGCAGGACGAAATCAAGGAGGAAGATACGACTATCCACTATTATCTCCCCGTCAATTACCCAAAGACGTGTAAAGATTGCTTGATTTGGCAAAATGGCAAAGCAATAGGCCCGAAGAAGAAATAACAAAAAAGGAGGCGCAAAACACGTCTCCTTTTCTGTATACATTAAATTCGCTTGAAAGCACTACCAACAAATTCCTCATTAAGACTCAACAGAAGAGCACTGTCGAGAAATTCATGCGCTGTAGAAAGGCTGTCAATAAACTTGTCGTTTATTACTTCGTAATTAGGGTATATCTTTTCAAAGTATTTTGTAATCTTATCAGAGACTTCTTCTAATTGCCGTTTCAGTTCCAGTACTTCACTTGTACCGTCACTAACTTCTATCGTTTTCATACAGCTACCTCCTTCCCTGTTTTCTTTGAAAAGAGATTGATGAAGTACACTTGTCCCTTTCCATTTACCTTTGTTGTAATCG